TGTTAGGTCTTCTAGCTTACCTGTACGGATTATCTTCTGTTCAATATACAAACCCGCAGCTTTTCCTCTCGCAACTTCTGCATTGACCGCAGCGGACCAAGCTTTCTTTTGTCTAGCCTCATCTCTAAGTTTACCCAACTCTGACACGTGATTTGCAAAAGTCACTTCGTATTTCTTCTGCCATTCGTCTCTAAGTTCACCTATGTATTGTACGACCAGTGGATATTTTTTTGGATTCTGTAATAAACTTGCGTATTGTCTAGCTGAGTCTTTTGCAAAACCAGCTTCTATTGCACATTGTGTTGCTGTCTTTCTACCTTCTTCACATACCAGTAAATTAGCAAATTTAACCTGTGCTTCTGTTAATTTTTTAGGTAATCCCATACTTGCTTTTTACTACAACTTTGACTATAAAGCAAATAGAGTTATATGAATGGTTTATTGTTGAGACAGATATTAGATAAGATGCTGAAAGGTGAGGTGGCTAAGTCTGCTAGAGTTCAGGTAGCTTTACCTGATGGTAAATTTTATGATATTACCTCTTTACAATTAATGGAAAATAAATTAATTGGAGTTAGAGAATCACATAGACTCGTCTTTACAGTCCAAGCAGAATCCTGGAATATGGGTAAAATTTTGAAGAAGATTGACTAGCCTGTCATAGTGAAATCAGAAACAAAATTTTGGCATGAAGTTAAAAGAAAAATTAATAAAATATCTTGGATTAGAATTGAAAACCTTAGTGTTCCCGGTACTCCTGATCTATTGGGCTATAATAATTCTGGCCACTTTTTCACAGTAGAACTAAAATATACAAAGAATAACAAAGTAAGATTTTCTCCACATCAAATTGCTTTTCATGTGAAGCATCCTGAGAATACTTTTATCTTAGTTTTCGATGCCTGTCTCAAGGTCCCAAAACTTTATGAGGGAAAAAGAATCAAGGAGCTTGCTGCTTGCGGCTTGCTGCTTGAACCTTGCGTTATTGGCTATGATGCTTGCTGCTTGAAGCTTTATAATCTGAGTTGTTGTAGTTCTTGATGCTTGACGCTTGCTGCTTCCTTAGCTCTATGGGATTTATGCTTGCTGCTCTAACCGGATAACCATTTTCCTTGCACCATTCATTATGAATCTTCTCTGCTACTTTGCTCTGTCTCCACTCTTTTCTCATTTGTTTTCTCCTTGCTGCTTGACGCTTGACGCTTGCTGCTTGACGCTTCTGGGTCCTGATCAGATGCAGGTCTACTCGCGCGTAGTTCTTTATAATACTTTGGATGTTTAAAAGTAAAAGTCATTTTAATGTTTTGGATAACTAACATTTTTTTCTTCACGGTTCCAGCAAGATCTACAATCTTTGCATTGATTGCCCTGCCTGGTGGCCGGGCAATTGTGCTGGCCATCGGTAACAACTGTTGACGTCCAGGGCCAAAATTTAACCGCAGCTTGATCAATCATATGTGATGAAAATCTTATAATTAAATTAGCTGGTACTTCTTCAGGTTTAACCTGTTTAATAATTTGAGCTTCTCTAGTTGGTAACCAGTGTTTTGTTTCGGGTGTAGCTCTACAGACTTTAAATATATTTAATAAATGATCTAAGCTTTGAATATCCCCGCTGTCGTGCCATCTAAAAAATTTTTCTTTTTTAACTAATGTTGTCATTGCTTCAACCCATTGCGGATGATTGATAGCTGTTAACCTGCGGTCTAGAGCTTGTTGTACATTCGAAAATCTATACCTGCCTTTTAATGCATAACAGCCATGGCAAACACTGCCCGGAATCTTAACAAGTTTTGCTCCAGTTACGCAGGCCTTAGCTGGTAAATTAAAAGCGTGTCCAGGCATCTTGCCTGGCTTTGATAAACCCCCTGTAATTTGTTTTGCTGTTTTTACTTTCAAGCGACCTCCTTTGTTGTTACAGCGACTGAGTCAACCACAGTTACGCCAGCCTCTGTTTCGATCCAAACTTTGGCACCGCAGCTTAGAGGCTTGTCAGGGCTATAGACAATTGTGCAGGGCCCGTTAACTATAGTCTCGTGGCCGTAGTCATTAGTCTTGTAAGTTTTTACAGTAATGACAGGTTCACGTTTTCCGCTCTTCGCATTGCTTCTAATTACATGTTGATTTATGTGTATATATTTTTTCATTTTTTTTTCCTTTCTGTTGTGCCTGGCGTGCTGTACTGGGACGTCCACTTATGTACAAGTCTCCGGGCCTCATCTAGTTTCAGTTGCCACCCGCCAGGTCTTATTACCCTTATAACAGGATAATCCTATATGTCAAGCGCTTGATGCTTGACGCTTGCCGCTTGACGCTTGCGGCCTTCAGTATTTTAGCCAACGCCATGACGCGTTGTAACAGGATTGCTGTATCACCTTTGACCAGATTTTAGGTGTTTGTGTGGGGACGTCTCCCGCTTTCGTGCCTAATAATCTGATCCCAGGTCCACTGAAGCCGTCCGGTCATAGTGAACCAGGGATCAGCACCCCAACGAAGACGGCCAACGAAAAGTAGCGGTGTGACGTGGGGTGCCCCCTTGATTGTTACAGCTGTGGACACGGCATTAAATGTAGTTTCCTACTTGCCCAGTATTATTCAGCATTCTTCCTGTATTTTTCTTCCATATAACAATTCTCCTATATAATCCTATTGACAGGAATTGTCAATAGTGTATAAAAAAAATAATTAACGAAAGGAAAAAAATATGAAAATGACTAAATATCAACTTGAACACTTTAAACGAAAAGTGGACAGACAGTTTGACCCTTTAATTGATGAACAAGAATTATTGGTTAAACAATATAAAACTGAGGCAACTGATAAAGCAGTTGATAAGTTATCTAAAAAAATTGGTGCAGATAAAATTATCAATAAATTTAGAGAAGCAGAAAAAATGTTAGAGGAAGCAAGAGCAACCGCCATGACATTTTTTGAAAAGCAAAAACCAAAAGATCAAGACTTAAATTATAAGTTTAGAAATAATGACAGATATTCTGACAGATTAGAATTATCTGATTGTGAAGATCAATTGCGAGATTGGGCTTCTGAACTTGCACAACGCGAGATCGAGAGAAGGCCAGAAGGTCTTAAACTAAAACAGCTTAAAGAGCTTAAACAAAAAGCAAGAGATATTGTTTTTGAAAGTGGAACGCCAGATGCTTTGGCAATAGCTTTGGATAATGTATCTAAAAAGATTGGTGTAAGGTGGAACCAAGATTTACAGGCATTACCAAATTTTAAACAATAACACTTGACAGGGGCTATCCTATAATATAGGATAGTCCCAATAACAGAAAGGTAAAAAATGAAAATAGGAACAAAAGTTTTAGTTGGTTGGAAGATGAAAAAATATGGCAATCAATTTAAAACTAGACAGGGTATAATTGACCAAAAGAGTGGACCATTTGAAGACAGAAATGGAAATCCATGTTTTACTTTTTTAACAAAAGATGGTTATAGGACTGCTGTTAATTATACCATTAAACCATTGAGAGGATAAAAATGACAGTACAAGATCAATCAATACAGGAAGTTCAATCTAAAAATAAAGCAGAGGAATTTGAAAAGAAAAAAGAATTAAGAAAAAAGATAATTGATTTTGCGGAGACAGGTAGTCTGCATCAATTAACAGAGATAAATTCTGAAATAAATAGATTGACAAAGCGCAGGGTTATACTGTAGGATAATCCTAATTAACGAAAGGTATAAATATGAAAACATTAAAAAAAGAGTTCTTACCAGGCGGATCAAAGCGTCAACAGTTATTAAATGACGTTCCAAAATATCTGAAGACGCCAGGCCTACAATCACACAAACACATGTTTTGTATTGAGGTGCTCAAGATGACAGAAACCGAGTATCTTGAAGCATTGAACAAAGCAACGAACGGCGGAGTTGTGGAGGCAGTATGGAACTAAAAGACAAAGTAATCACTGAACAAACTGAGTTTAAAATAATTAAAGACTCGAAGGATGAGCCAGATTTAAAAGCGGCACAAAAGTTTGTAGGTGGTATGGTGCAGGGTATCGAGTTTCCAAACGGTGACTACATGATCATGAACGAAGAAGGTAAATTGATGGGCTTACCATTAAATCCAGAAGCAACTGCTCTATGGCGTTTAACATTTACCAAAGATAAATATTTATTTGGATATGATGACTGGGTTGCCGGTCCTGCTATCCTTATAAAACATAAGGCGCTTAAGCGTTGGGCGTCTTAACCTTTCTACCTGGTACCTCAATAGAGGTACCAGGCTACGTGCAAAATTTGAACTTTCTTTTATTTTAATATACAGTTACACAACAAAGGGGTCCCTACGCTTGCACCTTTTGCCAAGTTTTGGATACTTAAAGACGTAAAATACTTTTTGGTACCATATGGAAATAGATATAGAAAAATTAAAAAAATTTGAAAAGTTACCGCCCGATGTAAAAAGACAATTAGCTTTATACATGGCTAAATGGCAAGAGAAGAAAAAGGAGTCTCAGATCAGAAATGATTTCATGGCTTTTGTAAAACACGTTTGGCCTGATTTTGTAGAAGGGTCCCATCACAAAC